CCAATATGGCAGGGCTTCCCAGATACAGCCAAAAATGTATGTATAGATATAGTATTCAACATGGGGATAAGCGCATGGATGAGCTTCAGGAAGACCAGGGCTTATATGGAATTAGGTGAATGGGAAAAAGCAGGTGATGAATTGCTCAATTCTAAATATGCCAAGCAAGTTGGTAGAAGAGCGATATTTAATTCAGAAGAACTTAAATCTATAAAATAATACAAAATACTCTTATGGCCTATAAAAAACATAACATAGGCAGAGCTGGAGAGTATTTGGTAGCAGCAATGTTATCACAAATCGCTGACACAGTAATCATTGTACCTCATTCAGCAACATCAGATATCATATTCGAATATAAAGATAAACTATATAGATGCCAAGTTAAAACAAGGGCTGAGTTTGAAGAATCAAGGCTTAATTGGAGGTTTGACCTTAGGAGATCTAGTAGAAAAGATAGACTTTATTATGAGAATGAAATAGAAATATTTGCTCTTGCTAATTTAACATATAGAAATGTTATTTTTCTCACAAATAAGAATCGTACGAATATGTGTCAAATAACAATACAAGATGATCATATGAAAAATAATGATCCGATTAAAAATTTATTGAATTTAGTTGAGGCTGAATAAAACAGTAAGGAGGGTTTTGATCAAGGAGATCTATAAGAATCCAGCCTCATATCTATTGTAATATCCATACACAATTATTGATATAAATAAAATTATATAAAAATATATATACATTTACAGAGAACTGTAGTACTATGTATACATATTCAGTAAGGAGAAGCAATATGGATATAAAAAATAATAAAGCAAAATGGTACAAAGCCAGAGAATTAGAGATTGAATACAATTTCTTGTTTAGAAAAACTTGGGGTAATTTCCCAAATATAGTTGATAGACGGTATTGTGATTTTTGCATATCAAAAGGCATCATGCCTAAAGGACCTTCAATTAAATGTGGTTATGTTACCGATTGGAGAGATTATGGTAAGACACTTGATGAAGCTATCGAGTGTTTGACTAGGTACGTTAAATCTACTCAACTCGAATACGATCAAATCAAGGAAGAAGATGGTGGTAGCACACCATTTGAAAGAAGTGGTGGTTATATGAGTCAGATCGCTGGCCTTGGAGATTGCAGATAATGAAAACTTATATCACCAATGTTGGTAAAACAAAAATTATAGCTCATTCATACGAAGAGTTTATTGCTGCAATTAAACGTGTTATATTGGATAACGGAGGGTACATTAAATGAATTTATTTGTATTACACGAAGATCCTATCATAGCGGCTAAGTATCATTGTGATAAGCATGTATGCAAAATGATTGTGGAAACAGCACAAATGCTATGCACAGCTCATCATATCAATGGAACCACATTGGATACTGATTTACTATATAGGAAAACACACACAAATCATCCATCAGCTATATGGTGTAGACAATCTAAGCTCAATTATTATTGGGCTTATGATTTACTTTACGCTTTATGCAAGGAATATACTAAACGATACAATAAGGTGCATGCTACTGAGCAAAAGTTATTAACAGTGTTATGTGTTACACCAACACATTTTGAGTCTATCGACTTTACTCCACCACCTTTATGTATGCCTGAAGAATATTGGACTGCTCAATGTAAAAACCCTACCAAATGGAATACATCAGTACAATCATATAGAAACTATTATTATTATGATAAGCGTAGCTTTGCTAAGTATACTAATAGCTCTGTTCCTTCGTTTATGGTTTAATTATGGATACGCATTTAATTACTTTATTTTTTGGTTTATTAGCAATATATTTTATGGTGCAAAGATGACAGATACAGCAAGCAAAAGACAAGTTGGTGGCAATCATTATAAAACTTTAAAAATATCACCAACAGAATATATATACGCAAACTTTCTATCTTGGAACCTTGGCAATGTTATTAAGTATATAACAAGAAGGAAAACAGGTGAGATAGAAGATCGCGTTAAAGATTTGTTAAAAGCAAAACATTACATAGACCTTGAATTGCAAATGGTTTATGGAAGAGATGCGGATGGAAATGACATAGGATCATATGAAATTAAAGCAAAGTTGAGGTAATTATGGATAAAAATAAATCTTTTAGAGAATGGTGTAAGTCAATCAAGGAAATAATTGTGCAAAATCAATATGGCGAAGGTTTTTACCGAAAAGTTTATAAAGATGGATCAGTAGAGAAATTACTTAATGATGGTTCAATACAAACAACTGAATCTCCACATTCACTGGAAGATTTAAAGAGAATGTTCCAAGAGGAAACGGGGCAATCATGGTAAAAGGTATTACATGTAGCGCTTTTGATTTATTACATGCTGGTCATATTGTTATGTTACGAGAAGCAAAAGAGGTTTGTGATTATCTTATAGCAGCTTTACAATTAGATCCTAGTTTAGATAGACCAGATACGAAGAATAAACCAGTACAAAGCATTATCGAGAGACAGATTCAGTTAAAAGCTGTTGAGTATGTAGATGAGATAATTGTGTACAATACAGAAGAGGATTTAAAAACTATATTTAAAACTTTTCCTATAGACATAAGAATTATAGGGGAAGAGTATTATGGTAAAGATTTTACTGCTAAAGATATATGCGAAGAAAGGAATATAGCTATTCATTATAATAATAGGAAGCATAATTTTAGCAGTAGCGAACTAAGAAACAGATTACACACCAAGGAGGTATAAAATGGTTGGTAAGAAAACACCTTATGACATAGCAACATGCTCTACACTACCTGTTATCGCTGGTAGATCAAAATGGCAAACACCTAATGAACTATTGGATCAAGCTATAAAAGCATCCAAAGGACATCAGCCTGAATGGGTGGAACAAACTGTTACACAAAGAATGGGCGATGTATTAGAACCAGAACTTATAAGAGAAGCTGGTCGAATGTTAGGTTTGAAAGAAACTAAAGAAGAGATAGAGGAACCAATAACTCATCCTGATTTACCTCTCATGGGATCACTGGATGGCCTTGGTTATGCTGAAAACCTAACTTTTAATAAACAATCACATAATTGGTTGGTTATTCCTGAACAGGACGAGATAACACTTGATGGTTGGGGAGTTATTGAATGCAAATGCACAAGAGACTTTGGTACTAATGATATTGAAGAGGAAAGAGGTGTATTACAAGCCAAAGGCTTAATGGAATGTGGTAATTACTCATGGGCAGCTGTTATTGTTTTATGGCAAAGTACTGACTTTAGAATCTATTTATATGAGCGAAATAGTATGTTCAAAACTTATTTAGCGAAAATGGTATTAGATTTCGATAGAAGAGTAAAGGAAGAAGATTATTATCCGCCTATATCAAGTAAAGATGCGAATGTTATATATCCTAGAGGTGTACCAAGAAGAGATTTTACATTAGATGAAGGTTATGCAAAATGCGTTGAAAGGATATTAGAAGCAAAAGAAGAGATTAAAAGACTTGAAGGTGACATAGATAAGCAAGAAACAATGCTAAAAGAAGCTATGGGTACTAATGAGTATGCTAATTTAAATAAATTTATTATAAAATGGCCTACTATAATGTATAAAGCTACAGCGCAGAGGGTCGTACCAGCTAAACCAGCGAGGGTTATACGACAAAGTAAACTATCTATCAAGGAAATTAAAAATTATGACAGAGCCTAAGCAAATAGATGAGCTTAAAGCTGTTTGGGTCAAAAAAGATGCACACAAACAGTTAAAAGAATATTGCCATAAGAACGGTAAAAAGATGATTTTCGTTATTGAGAAACTTATTAAGGAAAATTGTGGTAAATAGTAGGAATAAAGGTGCTAACTTTGAAAGAGAAGTTATTAATCTAATTAAAGCTAGATTCCCAGAGTTAGCTAAAAAGGTCGATATTAAACGTAATTTGGATCAATATCAAAGAAAAGACCAATCTGACATAGAATTTCTAGAGTTTTGCATTGAGTGCAAACGTTATTCATTCGTTACAGATGGTATGTATAAAGACGAATGGTGGCAACAAGTTCGTAGAGCTACTCGAGATGAATTGACCCCCATCTTGATATTCAAATACGATAGGAATCCTATCAGAGTGGCTCTACCCCTTTTTATGTGCAACCCTGATTGGGAAAAAGACTTCCATAAAATATTAGTTACTAATTTTGAAGAATTTTGTGAAATATTAGAGCAATATATGCACAGAAATAAGTTAATATAAATGATATATGTCTATAAAGGTTGCAATTGAGGACACACCAGAGAGCTTCTCAGAGTTCGTGGTAATGCAATATATAGAGTATATCGAAAGGAGATCATTAAATTTGCACTTTTTTGCAAAGAATTTAGCAAGTTTCGAGGAGTACATATCTGAACATAGGTATGAACTTTTAGAAAAGTGGCAGAAATTAATCTGTCCAACAATCCATTAAATACACAAGGAGGTTATTATGGATTTATTAGGCCTTAATGGCATTGGAGATGGTGACGGAGGTGTTTACATTAAACATTCTACTGCTACCAAATCTTGGATGCTTGGAGCTAATGCTATAGAAGTTAAACACTTATTAGTATTACCTTCTAGTATTCAAACTGGTTGGGGCGTTTATGACGGCCAATATCACTGGGTTTGGGATGAAAAACCTGGAGTTGTTTGTAAACAACCTACACCAGATCACAGGAGGGCATTCTCTGTAGCTTTATATTTACCAGATGTAGGTACTAAAATCTGGAGAAGATTTAGCTATGGTGAAGGCCTTGGTTTTAACGCATTGACAGAGCTATTTTGGCAAGATATTAAAAACAATCCTGACAAATGCGCTTGTGTGCAGTATACTGGTTCAAGATTTGAACAATACAAAGTTGGTTCTAGTGTAATACCAGAATTTGCTTTCGTTAAATGGGCAGATCGTCCTGAAGACTTTATGTTACCTAATTTGGGTGACAATATGAGTAGTAATAAGGAAGATACTTCTGAAGTTGATGCTGCATTAGGTTTAGACAAGAAAGCTGAACCTGTACAGGAAACCAAAACTGAGGACGATTTACCGTTCTAACAATGGAAGAGCTAGACTTTGTCAGTTTGGCTCCAGAGGTAGGTAAACACTTCCTTGGCGAACCATCAAAAACATCCAGCAAAGAATGGAGATGGGGTACCCATGGAAGTTTTTGCCTCACCTTAGAAGACGGACTATTTTATAGCTTTGAACTCCAAGAGGGTGGAGGTGTTGTTTGGCTTATAGATTATTTTGGAGCAAGTAGAAGGGAGATCTTTGATATGTTTGCACCTAAAAATGAAATCATCGTACAAAAAACACAAAAGACATATCAATTTTACACAAAAGAACAAATGAGGGAATTAGCTAATGATGCTATCATAGTTAATAAGTATAGCGATACATTTATTGTTATGCGATTCCCAGAAGGTCATAGGATTAAAGCTAAATACGCACCATTTACGTTAATTGATGGTAATTGGTATAACAGAAGACCTGAAGGTAAGATGCCTATATATTTATCAAAGGGGAATGAAGATGCACCAATTATTATTAATGAAGGTGAAAAAGCTGTTAAAGGATCAGAGGAATTGCATACTGGTATTTCTGTTTGTTGGCATGGTGGCACCAATGGTTGGAGCAACAGTGATTGGTCCCCTATATTTGGTA